ACACTCAGCAATATCTTGAAGGTTCAAATCCTTCTCTCCCGCCCAGTTCATTGTCCTATAGCTCAATGGGAGAGCACGCGACTGATAATCGCGAGACCTTGGATCGTAACCAAGTAGGACAACCATGCTGTCTAAGTGTTAAAGGTTGCACACGAGTTTGTGGCACTCGTAGAACTGGATCGATACCAGTAGACAGTACCAACAGCGCAGGTAGGTCGGCAAGGTGTCGAGGAGTCCTCATAAGGCTTTCAAGGTTGGTTCGACTCCAACTTCCTGCACCAATATATAAACTAGTGACGACAACGCTAGACGAGGATTGATCATGAAGGCCTACATCTTATACATTGACAAGGGTGACTCCAAGAAGTACGCTCTCGACACGCTCGCCTCATGCGAGGAACACGGTGTCGATGCTGAGCTCTTTCGCGGAGTGCACGGACTACTCAACGCCGACATCACGAAGAAGTACGGGTACACCATGGGTCGTCCCGGAACCTTCGACGACGATCGTCAGTATCATAGAGAGTTCTGCTGCTCACTCGGTCACATGTTTATCTGGATGAAGATCATTCAAGAGAACCAGCCAGCAGTGGTACTCGAGCACGACGCGGTGGTCAAGGCACCACTCAACGACATCAAGGTCAACGACGGCGAGATCCTATGGCTGGGACCGCGCGTATGGAACCGAGACGACTACTCAGTACCTAACGAGAGGGTATCTTTCAAGAAGGTAGACCACTTCGAGGGTACACACGCCTACGCCATCACGCCTATGACGGCTAGGAAGATGCTCGGCGCTATATTCTACACCAACCACATCACTATGAACGTGGACGGTCTTATGGGAGTCAACAACTCCTTCGGCATGAACCTCATGGCAGTCGACCCTCCACTGGTCGTCGCCGAGGTAGGTGACAGGGATACGTATGCTCAGGCCCCCGAGAAGGGGAACGCTGAGACGAACTGGGAGAACCTTCCTGGATTCTTGAGAGGTCTTAGACAGGGTGTCAAGCCGTTCAAGACTACCAGCGAGGCGGTGAAGAAGCAGTCACCGGTGTTCTCCTACAAAGCTTAAATCGGTCAGGGAAAGTGGTAATCCGCAGGTCTCCAAAACCTTGAGAACTCAGTTCGATTCTGAGGACCGGTGCCAGCATCTTAAACAGAGAACTATATGAACAAGAAGATCGCGCTATTCATAGACCATCCATACTGCTCGATCCACGGTGTCAACGGCATACTGAACGTGCTTCAACCGTACTACCAGTTTAAGATCTTTACTAGACAAGATATTCTCTATGATGACTGGTTCGACGACGTCGAGATGATAGCAGTTCCTGGAGGTCTAGGCGACGCGTCTAAGTTCAGCATGATCATGAGGTGGCATATACCGGTGATAAGAGACTTCATCTTACACAGAGGAGGTCGCTACCTCGGCATATGCATGGGTGCCTACTGGGCCGGAAAAGAATACCTAGACATCCTAGATGATCGCGACTGCGTACAGTACCTTGCTCGTCCTAATACGGATACGAGAAGGCCGCATGCCAAGCATCTAGAAGTCACGTGGAAAGACGAGAAAGAGAAGATGTTCTGGTACGACGGCTGCAGCATCGTCGGCGACGGCAGGTTCGACGTGGTCGCTAGATATGGAAACGGTGACGTGATGGCCGGCTATCAAGACAGGATAGGTCTCATAGGTTCCCACCCTGAAGCTCAGAGGCACTGGTACACCGAGTACGGCTGGATGAGGAAGGAATGGGACGAAGACAGGGAGAAGAAGAACCACGGTCTATTGCTAGACTTTGTAGAGGAACTAATGAAGAGATAAGCTTGGGTAGCTCAGTTGGTAGAGCAGTGGTTTGAAGAACCACGTGCCGGCGGTTCGATCCCGTCTCCAAGCACCATAACGGACACGTAGCTCAACTGAATAGAGCGCCGCGCTACGAACGCGGAGGTTAGGGGTTTGAGTCCTCTCGTGTCCACCATATATAAGACAGGAGGCAGCAATGAAGAAGATCGACGTCAACGAAGTGAAAGAGTTCCTAGATACTATGGGACCTGAGACGAAGATCTACATCGGCTGCGACTCCGAGAGGTTCCCCATCAAGGGTCAGTGGCACGCCGACTACACGCTGGTAGTGGTGGTGCACATGGACGGTAAGAGGGGATGCAAGATATTCGGAGAGATCCAACGTGAGCGCGACTACGACACCATAAAGGGTAAGCCTAGGCTGCGTCTCATGAATGAAACTTTTAAAATTGCTGATCTTTATATGAAGTTAGCTGAAGTTTTAGAAGATCGACATGTAGAAGTGCATTTGGATATTAATCCTGATGAACATCACGGTTCATCATGTGTAATTAATGAGGCTACAGGGTATATTAGAGGTATGTGTAACGTGATTCCTATGGTAAAACCAAATGCTTGGGCTGCCAGCTACGCCGCAGACCGCATGAAAGAAATTTTATACAACCAACAAAAGACAGCATAATCAAAATCAGCATTCTTATAAATAAAATATAAGAATGCTGATGGAGATATAAATGAATTATTTAAAAATATATAGTCAAATAATTGATAGGGCAAAAAACAATTTAAGAGAAGGTTATTTAGAAAAACATCATATTGTTCCAAAGTGTATTGGTGGTGATGATACTTTATCAAATTTGGTTCTTTTAACTGCAAGAGAACATTATATTTGTCATTGGTTATTAGCTAAACATTATAAATTAAAACCTCTATGGGCTGCTTTTGCTATGATGAATGTATCATCGATTAAACATAATAGATTAAATGGTAGTCGATATTTTGAAAGAGCTAGAATAGCTAGATCTTATGCCATGTCAGGTGAAGGTAATCCTAGATTTGGCACTCCTTCTTCGTGTATTAAACATACCGAAGAAACAAAACAAAAAATTAGAGAATCAAAATTAGGTAAAAAGAGAGCTCCTTTTAAAAGATCATCACCTAATGAAGAAACTAGAAATAGAATATCACAAGCCAATAAAGGTAAAGCAGCTTGGAATAAAGGTATAGAAACTGTTAAAGAAGAATGTCCGCATTGTAATAAAATGGTTGATAGGTTAAATATGAAAAAATGGCATGGTGATAAATGTAAACTATCACCTCTTAATAGGAGTATATTATGACATTGATGTCACCGGAAGATGTTGAATATCACCAAACCAAACTTGATCGTATTATTCAAAAAGATACGATTGATTCTTGGACTTATGTTAAAGTTCTTCAACATGAAATTGAATATCTAAAAAGTCAATTTCAAGATCATGATACAGGTCATCTTAGGACAGCAGTCAGTGTTCTCGAGAACCGTGTAAGAGAACTACGTATACATATGTAATTATAATTGCGGGTGTAGCTCAGTGGTAGAGCTTCAGTTTTCCAAACTGACTGTCGAGGGTTCGATCCCCTTCGCCCGCTCCAGTTACTGTTCGTTAGTAGACGGGTTGTCGTCGTCGGCACTGAGCTGGACGGGACCCGTATACTGAAGATCATAGTCGGAAGGCCAGCGAATAGAGTGAAGCCTACTCTTCGACACCCTAGCCCTGCAGACCATGTTGTTCTGGTTTCCACCTAGGATGTGGTAGGCTTCCTCGTCGTCCTCGCCGAGGTAGAACCCTACGTGTCCGCCGCCGTTCCTAGTGAACACCATGACTGCGCCGACCGACGGTTCAGAGAGCCCCTGTCCCCAGTTACCGTACTCGAGCGCGCTCAGCGGGTTCTTAGGTACCATGAGACCGTTCTCGGACATGCAGTGGGCAATGAACAGTCCACACCAAGGAATGTCGTCGTGCTGGTAGTACTTGGCAGCGTATCCGCCCAGTGCCTCTGCCCAGCTGATGATCTGCGGGTTGCTAGGCTCATCGGGATGGTGCCTAAGGTCGACTCTGAAGCGCTCGACGCCGATCAGACTCTCAGCGGTATTCATCCATGGTAGAGACATGTTTTCCTCCTATGCTCTCTCCTACAAACATATATATCTTTAATGCGGACGTAACTCAGGGGTAGAGTTTTTGCTTGCCAAGCAAAATGTCGTGGGTTCGAATCCCATCGTCCGCTCCAATCTTTTGGAGTGTTCGTTATGAAGAGACTACTGTACGTCGTACACAGGTACGCGCCGTTTCCTGGAGGCTCTGAGAACTACGTCAGGGATATGGCCGAGGAGTCGGTAAGGAGAGGCCATGAGGTCTGGGTCTTCACCGGCACTCACAAGGGAAACAACATCAACGGAGTCAACGTCACCAGTGACTCAAGCATCCTCGGCACACCTTTCGACCTGATCATCGTACACGGCGGCGACGTCGGTGTACAAGACTTCGTGCTCAGACAAGCACAGCACATACCCTCTCCCATCCTCTTCATGCTCATCCTACCGTCGAACAGCGACCTATACAAGCGGGCCAGTAAGAACGTCGCTTTCGTTGGATGCTCTACTGAAGAGGACTGGGAGTGGGTAGACGCCAACTGTCAAGGCAGGGGCGTGCAGGTCCGCCACGGCATCGACATGAAGAAGGCAATCGGCGTCGACGGCTTCAAGAAGAAGTTCGGCATCGACACGGAGTACATGTTCCTGTCGTGCGGAGGGTACTGGCAGAACAAGGCCATGAAGGAGCTGGTCGACCTGTTCAACCAACTCGGTCGCACAGACGTCACCATGGTGACCACGGGGTACGCCCTCGACCCGAGCCTGATACCACAGGACTCTAGGTACGTCAAGAACCTAATACTCGACGACCGTCAAGACGTACTCAACGCCCTCTTAGAGGCTGACTTATACGTCATGCACTCCTTCAAGGAGGGATTCGGTCTAGTACTGCTCGAGGCTATGGTCAACCTTACGCCTTGGGCTGCTAGGTACAATGCAGGCGCTCGACTCATGCGTGACTACGGCTTCACCTACAAGGAAGACCAACAGCTGCTGCAGTTCATGCGCGACTACAGGACACCAAAGAACTACGACGTCCTGATACCTCGCAAGCGATACGCCATGGAGAACCACCTTATAAGTAACACTGTGGACGATATTATGAGGTTGATAGATGACAAATAAGCTGCTGATACTGGACCTCGATGGGACGCTCATCGAGTCACGCGACATCCACTTTGAAGCGCTCAACGACGCGCTCAGGGAAGTCGGAGAGGAGTACGTCATATCAAGGGACGAACACCTCAGCACGTACGACGGACTAAACACTACCAAGAAGCTTGAGATGCTCTCGACTAGGAAGGGTCTCGACCGTAGGTACTTCGACCAGATCTGGAAGAAGAAGCAGGAGGCTACGTTCCACCACCTGTCTAGGCTCGGTCCAAACTACGCTGCACAGTCCATCATCACTACCGCAAAGGGTCGTGGGTGGAAGGTAGCAGTGGCGAGTAACTCTATACGTGAGACCATCCGCATCGCACTCAACGCGATCGGAGTCCTCCCGATGGTTGACTATATAATGAGTAATGAGGACGTCAAGTATACCAAGCCGTTCCCCGAGATGTACTGGCGCTGCATGATAGCGCTGAACGCCCTGCCGAAGAACACCCTCATCATAGAGGACTCTCACATCGGTCGCAGGGGTGCTCTCGACTCAGGCGGTCACTTGCTTCCCGTGGAAGACTCATATGATCTCAGCGTAGAGAAGGTGATTAACAAGATGAACGAACTCGAGAGTGAATTTACAGAAGTCAACGTGCCGTGGCGCGACTCAAAGCTCAACGTACTCATCCCAATGGCTGGTGCGGGTTCTAGGTTCGCAGCTGCTGGCTACACGTTCCCCAAGCCGCTCATCGAGGTGCACGGCAAGCCGATGATCCAAGTGGTCGTCGACAACCTGAACATGCAGGCCAACTACGTCTTCATCGTCCAGCGCGAACACTACGAGAAGTACAACCTCAAGTACGTGCTCAACCTCATCGCCCCTAACTGCAAGATCGTTCAGGTCGATGGGTTGACCGAGGGAGCTGCGTGTACTACGCTCCTTGCCAAGGAGTTCATCGACAACGACGAGCACCTAATCATCGCCAACAGTGACCAGTTCATTGAGTGGGACTCCAACGAGGCCATGTACGCCTTCGGTGCCGACGACATCGACGCGGGCATCTTGACTTTCAAGTCTACCCACCCTAAGTGGTCGTACGCGAGCCTAGACGAGAACGGCTTCGTCGCCGAGGTAGCAGAGAAGAAGGTCATCTCGGACCACGCTACTGTCGGCGTGTACTACTGGAACAAGGGATCCGACTACGTCAAGTACGCAGAGCAGATGATCGCCAAGGACATCAGAGTCAACAACGAGTTCTACGTGTGCCCGGTGTTCAACGAGGCCATTCAAGACGGCAAGCGAGTACGCATCAAGGAAGTAAAGAAGATGTGGGGCATCGGTACGCCTGAGGACCTCGGCTACTTCTTGGAGCACCACAAATGAACAACCTATACAACAACAAGTCGAGCATCCACTCTAACCAGAACATCTACGACGCGTTCAACAACTTCATCTTCAGTCAGGACCGCAACGTATTCAACAAGCTGGTCTCGAAGATCGAGTTCTACAAGATGACTCAGCACCTCAACGGCGACATCGTCGAGTGCGGCGTGTTCAAGGGTTCGGGCATGCTGGCGTGGCTCAAGCTCATCGACCTCTTCGAACCCAACTCACTCAAGAAGTGCGTAGGCTTTGACTTCTTCGGTGATGAGTTCGTCGACGAGCTGAAGAACGACATCGACCGTGAGACCATGAGACAGGTGTTCACTCGCGACAAGAACATCAAGCAGGACGACGTCTCGATTGAAGGCATCAGGAACAAGATCCTGTCTGCCGGAATCAAGGAGAACAAGTTCGAGCTCATCGGCGGCGACATCGGCGAGACGAGCTTTACAGCTACCAAGGAGCGTCCTGGATTCAGGATCAGCGTACTGAACCTAGACCTAGACCTCGAGGAGCCTACCTACGCTACCCTCGTCAACCTATGGGACAACGTGGTCTCGGGCGGCGTGGTGATCTTTGACGAGTACGGCTACCACAGCTGGAGCGAGTCGAACGCAGTAGACAGGTTCACCCGTGAGAAGGGACTGAGTCTCAAGAGCACCATCATGCAGGCGCCGACGGCGTACATCGTCAAGCCATGAAGACGGCCATACTGCTCACGGGGAACGTCAGGACTTGGGACCAGACCAAGCAGAGCTTCATCGATACCTTTGGTCCGATGGACCCCGCCGTCTTCCTCGCGACATACAACAAGCGGTACAACTACCACCCCTACATACAGGGTAAGTTCGGGTTCACCGACGACGACCACGTCGAGACTCAGGAGATACTCGACCTGTTCTCGGGAGTCAACCTCCGCGGCTTGTACGTAGACGAGAACAGCTCTAACTATACAGTACCCGACGACGTGCACCATAAGTTCAAGGATCTCGAGTCGACCTACTACCAGTACATCAAGCTGGCTCAGGCGGTCGAGATGATGAAGAACCAAGAAGAGGCGAGCGGCAGGTATGACGTGGTCATACGCACTCGATGCGATCTGGTGTACACTGGAATCGACATAAGTAGTTTGACAGAAAATGAAAAGTCGATTATAGTAGACTCTGGTAACATGTTCCCCAACGACGTACTGATCGCGTCGAGCAGGGACAACATGGTGAGACTGACTGAGTTTATAGTGAACGAGTTCTACAACCCTGTCGACCCCGACAGCCACTTGACTCCTCCGCACGGGTTAGTCCACGCGGGCATGAAGCATCTGGGTCTAGATATAAAGTCACAGAAGATCATCGATCACGTTCTGAGAAGAAATGATCAGAAACACTATTACTAAGGACCCGACATGCTACTGATCTCACATCGAGGACTGTTCAACGGACCAGACGCCCTCTTAGAGAACCATCCCGACCAGATCCAGCGCGCGCTAGACTGGGGATACGACGTCGAGATCGACCTACACGTCAAGAACGGTAAGCCGTTTCTTGGTCACTGGGAAGGTAAGTACGAGGTCGACCTAGACTTCCTCAACAACGAGAAGTTCTGGATACACTGCAAGACCGTAGAGGCGCTCGACTGGGCGATCGACTACCTGCCGCTCGAGCCTCACATGTTCTTTCATCAGCAGGACGACTGCACGCTGATCGAGGAGACTTTCATCTGGACCTACCCTAACCCTAAGCTGATCCTAACCAAGAACAGCATCGCGGTAGTCCCTGAGCTCGCATTCGGTCTCGACAACATGGTACAGGCTACTCAGCGCTGCTACGGCGTCTGCAGCGACTACGTATCGTACTGGCCAAACGATGGACTTCGATAATCCTGACTTCAAAGTAAAGTTCTGGGAATGGTTTGACAGGCTGCCTAGGCCTGAGAGAAAGAAGTTTCAAGAGTACCCGTCGGATATGGCTGAGCTCTTCTTCTACAATAAGTACTACTCACGGGGGATTGATGCTAGTGGTAACATGCCTGCCTTGCACGCAGGACTCGCCGGTCCGATTCCGGCATCCTCCACATTGAAAGACTCTGCTGTATAAATAGCTCGTAAACCCTATTGCAGCAGAGTCTTTCTTATGAAATACCTCATATATAAAATCACCAATTTAGTCAATAGAAAGTACTATATTGGAAAACATCAGACTAAAGACTTAAATGATGGATATATGGGTTCTGGTAAACTCTTAAAAAGAGCTATCAAGAAGTATGGTATCGAGAACTTCAAAAAAGAAATACTTCATATCTTTGATAATGAAGAAGATATGAATAATGCAGAAAAAGAACTAGTCGTCATTTCTGAAGAAACGTATAATCTGTGTGAAGGAGGTCGAGGAGGATTTAGCTATGTAAATCGTACCAGAAACCATCATGAACATAATCAAAAAATAGCTGACAAGCGTGACTATTCAAAAACAGATACTTCTTACGTCACAACAGAATGGATAGAAGAGAAAAGAGTTTCAGCAAAACAACATTGGAAAAACGGTACGTATACTTTCATTCCAGATACAACCGGTATGAAACATACTGATGGTGTAAAAAAGAGAATGAGTGAAGCACATTCTGGAAGTAAAAATTCTCAATATGGAACGTGTTGGGTTACAGACGGTTCAAATTCCAAAAAGATAAAGAACGAAGAATTAAAAGAATATCTAGACAATGGGTTTGTTAAAGGCAGACGTATTAAGCGACCGTAGTCCAACTGGTAGAGACACTAGCTTGAGGTGCTAGGCGTTGGAGGTTCGAGTCCTCTCGGTCGCACCATATATAGATTAGCGCTGACATAGCACAGTGGTAGTGCACATCATTTATATAAATACTCCAGACAATCTGGAGTACTTCTATGGAAGACTTAAAATGCCAATTTTGTGGACAAATGAAGAAAAGCTTAAAATCAATTAGAGCTCATCATGTCACATGTCCTAAAAATGATGACAGAAAATATAAGAACGGGATGATTGGTAAAACTCCATGGAACAAAGGTCTTTCTAAAGAAACAAATGAGATATTGAAAGGAGCATCAGAAAAATTATCTGGCGTTCCTCGAAAAGGAACTGTTTCTATCGAAGGAAGAATGAAACTTTCTTCTTTAGCTAAAGAAAGAGGTCTCGGTGGTTATAGACCCCATCCAAATAGAGGAACATATTATAAAGAAATATGGTTTGACTCTAGTTGGGAAGTAAGAGTAGCAAAATCTTTAGATGAGAATAAGATCAAGTGGGAAAGACCTAGAAATGGTTTCATCTGGAATGATGAAGGCAATAAGTACTATCCCGACTTCTATCTCATAGATCATGATGTATATCTAGATCCAAAGAATGCTTACCTACAGAAAATAGATAAGCAAAAGATAGAAGCTGCTTCAATTAGAAATAACATTAAAGTTATAGTTCTTAATGAAGAACAGCTTGAATGGAGTACGATTGCTCTCATGGTATAGAGGTAACATAACTCCTTGGTAAGGAGTAGTCGCAAGTTCAATTCTTGCTGAGAGCACCATCAAAAAAGAGGTCGACAGTTCGATCCTGTCTGTCAGCACCATTGGGGATTAGTTCAGTTGGTAGAACGCCAGACTCTGAATCTGGATGTCCGAGGTTCGAGTCCTTGATCCCCAGCCAATAAATACCATAAACGGAGAACTTCTTTTATGGTAACCGATCCCTATGTACTGTCCCTGCTCGCAAACAGAGCGTACGACGTATTAAGCGAGTCGTCTAAGACCATCTCTATCAGGATAAAGTCTGAGGAGAGAGGCGCTACTAGACGAGACATACAGACGAAGCTTCAGAACGATAAAGTCGTGTTTGAACAGAAGATGGTCCCTGGATCAAGCTTCGAGTCGACGATGTTCACCGCGAACAAGATAAACTATAGGTTCATCTACAAGCCGCTCAAGGGTGGCGGGTCGGGAGGCGGCGCCGAGCAGACGAAGCTCGCAGAGTCAGCACAGGCCGTGTACTGCGCCGTGGCTTTCGGCTTGGGCAGAGACCTAAAGAGCACTGACGAAGTAATAGAAAACTACAAAGCATACAGCAAGTTCTTTGACATCGACGGCGATCTTAAAAAGATTCTAAGCGAGCTCGGCGAGGACTGGGAGAGTTCCTCTATAGTCGGCGCCAACGCGATCAGGAGCTACCTGCCAAGGAAGAGCTACGTATTTCATAGAGGTTCAAGGCTAGTCAACTCTATAAACTCAAAGTTCGCTGAGCTGAACGCGAAGCTGATCTCTACTGATAAGTTCAAGAACATAAACAAGTGGTCGCCTGCAGACATCTGGGCCGTCGACGTCGGCTTCACTACGTTTGACACAGACATCAAGAAGATCAACGACCTATCATCTTTCAACGACTACATCTTGAGACTCATGAAGGAAAGAAAGATGGTCGGCATATCTCTCAAGAAGATAGAGACTGCCACTGCACACGCTACTGACTACAACGTAGGTACCGTCATCCCACAGGCAACGTTCTCTAAGTTCCAGATAACTGCGCAGTCGGCCAGCAAAGACGTCTTCGCTTCCAAAGACGTCTACGTATCGATAAACTACAACAACGCAGAGTATAGAGTCCAGTTCAGAACTTTTGATATCGAGAAGACTTGGCAGGGTGAGATCAAGAGTACCTCAGCCAACCTAGGTAAGCTGTCAAACGGTCCGCTGAACATCATCCTGTCTTCTACTATAGGTAAGACGCTGACGCCGGCCGACACTATCAAGTCGTCTGCTAGGAACAGGGACGTAGTCCTATTCAAGAAGATGTATGCCCTCTACAACTCTCTAGAGCCAGGAAAGATCTCAGAGGTAGACTTCGTCAACAGGGCAAAGCTTCCGTCGACCACGGTCGACTGGGTCTTGTCTAAATATCTAGGACTCGAGATAATCAGCTTGATAAAGAACTCTTCTAAAAAGAATGAGATATGTGATAGGATCATCAGGACAGCGATGTCGAGTACAAAATTATCAGCACCTTTTGTAAAGATTAGTTGACAAACTAATAAATCTAGTGTATAGTAAATATAATGCCCCATTAGCCCAACTGGTTAGAGGTGCTAGACTTAGAATCTAGAGGTTCTCAGTTCGAATCTGAGATGGGGCACCAATTCAACAAGGAGAGACTAAATGAAGAAACTTATCATCGCGCTCGCAGCGCTCACCGTGGCTTCGTCAGCTTATGCAACGGACCTCCCAGTAAAGAAGAAGCTCGTCGCTAAGCACCCTGCAGCAGTCACTGCACAGGCAGCTCCAGTCGTCGCAGCACCTACGACATCTGTCTCGGCAGACGTCGGCGTCGAAGTCGATGCTGGTACCAACGATCGCAACAAGACTGCCTACACGATCGGCGTCGAGCATCAGCTCGGTGGCGGTGCGTTCGTCGCTGGTCAGGTACAGCGTCAGGACACGGTAGCTTCGGGTGAGCACGACTCCGTCGAAGGCTCGGTCGGCTACAAGCTCGGTCTCGGCTCGTCTGTCGACCTCAAGGGTTCGGTCGGCGTCGGCGAGCGCTGGGTTCCAGGTAGCGAGTACAGCTACTACGTCGGTCGTCTCAGCGCTGACGTAAAGCTCTCGCCAAAGCTTACTTGGAACGCGGTCCAGTATCGCTATCGTAACTCGTTCGATACTGCGTACGACTTTGAGTCGCACCAGATCGGCACCGGCCTGACGTACAACGTCACCGACGCACACGCAGTCTACGCCAAGGTCTACCGTAACTACGACAAGGACTTCAACGGAACTGACGACGGCGTCCTCGTCGGCTATAAGTTCTCGTTCTGATAACCTAAGGAGTGTGGGCAGGACGGTAATGCAGCGGTTTGCTAAACCGTACAACCGCAAGGTTGAATAGGTTCGACTCCTATACGCTCCGCCAATTAGAAGGGGTCCATATATAAAGTATGGACCCCTTTGCTTTATGGAGAATACGATGACTGACTTGATAATCGGCGCTGTCGATAACTATGACTATGACCAGATGAAGATGTGGATCAACTCCGTCAACAGGTGCGGGTTCACTGGCAGGAAGGTGTTGGTGGTCTATAGGGCCAGCGACGATACCATCGCCAAGATCAAGGAGAGCGGGTTCGAGGTAGTGCGCGCCAACATAGAGGGACAGGCAGTACACGTCCAGCGCTTCGCTCAGATCGCAGAGATCCTTTATTCAATGGAAGACGTCGAGCGCGTAGTGTTCACGGACGTCAGGGACGTGGTCTTCCAAACAGATCCCATGAAGTGGCTTACCGTTTACAACAAAGACTTGGTAGTCGGCGCAGAGAACTTCAAGTACCGCGACGAGCCATGGAGCAAGAACAACATGCTCCAGATGTTTGGACGCGAGAGTCTCAACCGCATGCTCGACACTCCGGTCTACTGCTGTGGCGTCATAGGCGGTAGGAGGGATGCCGTGGCCGACCTTCTCTGGGCCTCCTACATGCTGTGTAGGGCACCCATCTTA